TGAAACTCAAAGTCTTGATCAAGACGATAGATCAAATAATCATTCATTAAACCATGAATATGAACCAATAAAGGTCGAAGACCTTTGTCTTGTGAAAAAGCAACCCTCTCTCCTTGGTTGCCATTTCCAAGACCCCCTGTAGAAGAGTTCTGTCCAGAACCCTGCTTAGAGATATCGAATCCAATTTCAATTGGATCAATTTGGTAAACACCACAAATAGTCTTAATACAATATTCCATCCACTTGCCAAACTCCATCTCTCTATTTGTAGAGTGTAATGAAGTCCAATTAAGCTTAGACTCTTTTCCAAGTGATAATATTGGAGTTCTCCAAGCGTTATTCACGCCCGAAACTTGTTGATACCACTGTCTTCTGAACGCCTCTAATTGATCTGGAGGAACCGAACCCTCAAACGCAAGAACACCCTTAACAGTCGAACCCTGTGAAAAGAACTTCCTGTTATAAGTTTCAGCATTCATGTGAGAAGTAATTGTCGTAACAACCATCTCGATTTCTGAAAATCCATATCCATTAGACATAAGATCTGTTCTTGGATTTCTTACTCCAAAAGCCATCTCCCACTCATCAAAAACGTGTCTAACAACTCCGTTAATAACCTGTGCATATCTTGGATGTTTTGGTTTAAATTGTTTATAATATTTCTCCGCTCCAAAGCTCATCATGTTGGTAGCATCGAACTTGTTTCCATTAGCCCCATAAGTGCCCTCAAGCTGCTCTTTTTGATCCGCAATCAGTCTAATTGTAGAAGCATCGACCGCTCTAAAACAATATGGAGTGCCATTATTCCTTGGCGTGATCTCGAAATTAATCTGATCAAAGGTCAAAGAATCTCTAGTAATCTTTCTTAAAAAAGCCTCAAAAGACTCTCTTCTTCCAAGCTCTGGAGTGTCCTCAAAGTTCTCTGGAACACCAGCATTGCAAATAAACTGCTCAAGCTCCTTGATTCTCTTCTTCGCAGCTTTGGAAGGCTCTGCCTCCCTATCTCTCATAATAATCTTGTACCCAACCTTGTATCGGTCGGGTTGGATTTGAGCATAAGCTGCAATTTGATTTATTCTGGTCTGTAAAATGGCTGCAACGATTGGATCTGAATATGTGATCTGTCTACACTTACTGTAATCTAAAAGAGAATACTTCTCTTTGTACCCAGTCATGTAGTTGTTGTACGACCACGGATCTACCAAGCTCGCCTTAGAGTCATAAGCAGACTTATCCGGCGTGATTATTCCAGCCTTAACCAAATCGTTTCGCAAAGGAAGAATCTCTTCCCTCACAAAATCAACTGATTTAGAAAGCATGTCTCTTACGATTCCCATTCAAACTCCTAATTAGTCAATCTATTCGCCAGCAGTAACACCAACAGCGCCAGCAGAAGTGTCTATGGTTATTCCACCTTCGACCCCTTGAGATTCCATTTGCCTCATCATTTCGATAACAGCAGCATCGGTTTCAGAAGTAGCCTTGATAACTTCTCCGCCCATTTTGATCTCTGTTTTATTAAAATCATTAATTACAGCAGGTCCAGAAGCATCAAGCTGACCTTTATCAAACATCTCTTGAACTTGTTGATCTGTCGATTTACCCAATTGTTCATTCCACGCTTTATCGATGTTTCCAAACATCGTTGCATCCTTTGTGTGAGCCTCGCCCTTTACACAATAAGAAGCCAAAGCATCTCTATAAGAATCTGCCTGATATTGAGCATTGTTGTTTTGAACAGGATCAGAAAACTGATTCAATAATGCCGTTGCATTGTCTGCGATCGGATTCCCAGTCTTACTTCCAAAATCAAACATAATACCGCCAATACCTACAGACTTAACAAACTTAAACTTTTTAGATTTCTCAACGATCGGAGCTGGTCGCAATCTCTCATTCACCCCATTGTAATTCTCATGAACATTGGCAATAAGATCTGGATCGTTTTTATCCTCAGTCATCTCAATAAGATCTGATTTCTTCGCCCACTTGCCCATTAATTCCTTTTTCACCGCTCGCTCTTGCTTGGCTTGTGCTGGATCTTTTGGTTGTCTTGGGGCTCTTTTAGATACTCTACCTGAAGGCATCGGATGACCCTTAATAAGATCATCAAGCGACGATTCTACAGACTTTCCAAGCTCTTGCTTCATCTCTTTAGACTGTTTTTTAGCTTCCTTCTTATCATCTTTACGAGATGGAGAATGAAGAACATCTAATAACTTTTCATGCTCTTCTTTAAACTCTTTTTTATCCATCTCAATTTTTTCAGCCTTTTTCATCTTAAGCTTTTCATCATACTTGCGCTTCATTCTTGCGAATGGAGTATCTTCCATACAAGCTTTTTTAGCCGCGCAAGACTTCTCAAGCGCATTCATTGATCGGTTCACATATTTGGTTTCGGCAATATACTTTCCTGCTGGAAATTCATCTTCATCTGACTCTTGACGATGGTCTATTTCTTCTGTCGTTGATACCATTTTTTCAGCCATCTTATCATTGTCATCATGCCAGTCCTCTCCATGTGTATTTTTTAAGTTTTCATCGACGCTTGGCTCTTTTTTAGCTCTCTCAACCTTTGGAGGCATGGCAAACATCAATAAACCCTTTTCAAGACGATCTCTCGCATTATCCGCCCCAACCCTTCCAGACTGCTCTCCAAGACCAGCTTCAATCGATTTAGCTATCTCTGCATCTGTTGTTTTTGTTTCGTGAATAAGACTTTGATTTCCGCCCACATTGAATCCAAGACCCTTTAGAATATCATTTTCGTTTTTCATATTAAACTCCTTCGGCCCTTTCGGCTTTAATTCTATTTACCATCGCCCCTGGAAACTTCTTCTTAAGTGCCGATTGCACTTTTTCAGACGCTTCTGAATGTGAACCGGACTCAACATCCTTGAAGTGATGAGTGTATTCTTTGTTACCCATTTTAAAACTAACATGGACATGATGCTTTTTAGTCTTCTTCTGCTTTTCAATCTCTTCGTTTATCTGCTTATGCATGTCTTCGGTAGAAGTAACCTCTGGCTCTGGCTCTTTTTTAGGCTCTGGCTTGTTTAGCTTCTTGAAATCAAGATTCAAAGCAAACTTAACCTTACCCTCTGGAGTATCAACCTCAGAATAAAAATCCTTCTGGTCATCCCCCACCTCTTTATGACCCTCGCCCTCATGATGAGATTCTGCTTGCCCTGCTCTGACACAATAACCGAGTCTTGGTTGAATTTCTTCCCAAGCTGCTTTATGTGATCTTCATCGTGATCATGAACCATTACCAAATAAGAATCCTCTTCTCCTCCGTAATGACCCTTCACCTTCGTAAAGGCGTATCCACTATCGACCAACTCGCCCCTAAGCTTCTCGTATCGTGCAGATATATCTAAAGAGTGCTTAGCATCCTTAAGACCATATCTTGGAGCGTCTGCATTCCTCATGCTAGGTCTTGCGGCGACCTCTCTTTCCTTTTCAGGATTGAGTCCGGCGCTAATTAATGCAAACTTGCCAGATTTTAATAATGTGTTTAATTCATCCTTCTTAAGATGAATCTCTCTTCCCTCTCCCTTTCCAAGCTTTTTAACCTTGGCATGAAGCTCTGTAGGAAGTGGGTTTGAAGCGTCTTTGATTTTATCATCAAGACCTTGCGCCATATCTTTAGGCATATCCCCATCGTACAACTTGCCCATGTGTTCTTTAACATGACCAAGAACCTCTTTAATTGTCTCTTTTTTAGCAGCCTCTATAGTCTGCCTTTGCGCCTGTTTATTCTTTAATGCCTGATTTATTGATTGTGTTTGAGATGCGTGTCTCTCAATCCCCTGATGGTCTGATTCTGATTGTTCTGGCTTCTGACCAGCCTGTTGTGGCTGCGGCTTTTGTCCTGGTTTCGTCTGTTGTGGCTTTTGCATTCCACCACGACCCTCTGTAACAGGAAGCCACTGACCTTCCGCTATCTTTCGATATTTCTTTCCATCTCTAAACTCATGAACCGTTCCGACCGGAACAGCCGCGCCCTTAATCACATAATCGAACATGGATTTGCTTAAATCCGCAAGGGCCTTACGACCCTCTTTGAACGACTTCGTAACCCCAGCATCTCTATAAAACTGTCTGGTAGTATCATACGCAGAAGCATCCTTACCCTGTCCAATCCAATAATCTTCTGGGTGGGGGGCAAAAGAGCCGTCTTGTAATTGTAAATATGGATTATGATATGGAGAATCCGCTGTCATTAGGATCGGCTCCATTGGATCAAAAGAAAGACCTTTAACTATGTCCTCTTCGATCTGTTCTATTTTGCTTTTCTTTGGAAGACCCTTCTCGATTGTTTCGTCGAGCAAAGATGCTACCTCTTTAATGTCCCATTGCATGAATCTTATCCTCAAAAAAGTCTTCGTCGCCCTCCTCTTCAGATTGAGCAACAGATTGTTCTTCAGAAACCACTATCGGAGATCCGTTATTTAACTTATAAGTAACGTCGCAGCTATCGCAAGAGAACACATTCACTCGGTCTGAAATTATATTTTCATGCTGACACGCTGGGCAAACAGTGGTCGTAAGTTTAAAGTTAATTCCACCCTCTTCCCTGTAATAGGTATAAACTTCTTTCTTAATACTGGCTAGTAGCTGGGAAGCGCGAGACTCGCTAAATTTAAACTTTCTAGCTATCTCCTTTAGATTCATTCCATACATCCTACATCGTAGGATCTGAACCTCTCTTAATGTCAATGGGACGTTGTCTAGGAAGTTTCTGATATCCATATTGGACTCAGTCTCACTTTGGGCCACACCCATATCACTTATGGTGGTATAATCAAAGTCATCGACCTTGCGTGGTCGCTTATTCTTGCATCTCTCATCGCCTATCATCTTTCGCACTTCATCAAGAACTGCGCCTTTGATTCTGTATTCTGCGAATGTTTTGAATTTTAACTGTCTTCCAGGATCGAATCGGCTAAGAGCTTGAACATACCCAAGATTGCCAGCCGAAATAAGTGTGGATACATCAAGGCGTGTGAGATTCTTTTCTTTCAAAGTTCTCATCACAACTACTTTTATCCATCTTACGATTTCAGGACTCATTATTCCCCTGCCAAAAGTATCGTAACAAATGCTGGATCGGTAGCTACGGTAATATCCAGAGAGGTGAAATCTACCCACATCCTGGTCGCCTTGTTGGCTCGAAATACCATTAACGGACCGCCATCCATTGAAACAGAAACATTGGCCGCTGGCTTAATGTAAAGAAACTTTCCCTGGGCAACATTGCCCATTGATATTGAATTTGTTCCAACTGGGAATTTTTCAGTTCTTGTGATCGACTCTTTAATAAGAGTTAATTCGATATCTTCAAACGCCTCTGAAAATCTGACCTGTTTAGGCTCAGATAATGTGTCCTCAGATATCTGGTCCTTGTCGTAAAGTCTCATCGTTATCCCCTCCGTTGGTTTCAATCAATTTAACATCCTTGGCTTGTGGTTTTGATGAGTTCTGACCTCTCTCTACTTCGAAAACTTCAAATTCAACAACATCACCCTCTTCTAAAACACGAAACTCTCCTGGATCTGATTTTATTTTAGAATAATGAACGAATATATCTTGTGGGAAATCATTAGAGCGTATAAAGCCCCAACCTTTTTTAACATCAAACCAAACTACTTTGCCAATCATTTATACAAAGCTAATATAAAAATACGATTTCCACCACTACTATTTGCTAAGAACTTTTAACAGTTCATCCATAAAGTCAAAGTCTGGCGTGACGGTCCCAGGACCATCGTCGTTTCTTAGAACACTTACATCTGAAACACCTGTTTTTTTAGATAAAAACTTGGAATATTCTACCAACCATTCAGCCCGTTCCAAATATGCCCAGTCTGTAACGCACCGTAAGACTTCGACCATTAATGATTGCGGAAATTTCTTCTTAATATCTTTAGATAAATGATTGTCCAAATATTCAAATAG